GAAACCCTCACAACCCATATATAAAAACCGCCTAAACAAAGCGTTTAAGCGGTTTTTTGTTTGTGAAATTTTAGTTTAAAATTGCCTTTTTTTATTAAGTGGGGCAGAGGTGGGGCAGAAAGCTTAAAAAGGGTTCTCAAAATCGCTAGCTGCATCTTTGTGCGTATCTTTCAAAACATGTGCATAAATGTTTGAAGTGGTCACACTAGATTTATGTCTAAGCCGCTCTTGGATAATTTTTATATCTCTACCTTTGTTCAATAAAAGTGTAGCAGATGTGTGACGCAAATCATGAAAACGAATCACCGGCAAGTTGTGTCTTTCTAAAAATCGTTTCCAACGCTGATAAATCGAATCAGGCCTAATCGGTTTGCCTTCCATGTTGGCGAATAAAAATTTGTGATTGGTCCATTTCCCTTCAGTTTTTAGGTCTAAAACTTCATTGCTTATATATGTTTCTATTAAATTAGTTAACCAAGCGGGTATAGAAACTATCCCAGCTACATCATTCTTAGTTGATTCTTTAAGAAGTAAACCTTCTCCTGCTTTTGCAACTAGCGTTTGTTCGAATGTTAGCTCATCTTCTATTAAGTTCACGTGTTTTACTTCTAATGCTGCTAATTCAGCTTCTCTACAACCTGAAATCAGCGCTATATAAATCATTACTTGCAATCTAAGTGGCTCTTTCACTAGAGCTGCATTTAACAATTCAATTTCAGCAGGAGTATAAATAGTAGGCGGTCTTTTAGTTGTTTTTGGAAGCCTTACACCCTCTGCGGGGTTAATTGGGATTACTTTCCACTCAACCGCAGTTTCAAATACTGAATTTATCGCAAAATAAATATTTCTGATAGATCGTGGCGAAAGTGGCTTATTTTTCTTTTCGTCTGAATCTGTAGGTTTAACATCTAATCTTGCGCCGGGCTTTTGTAATTTTGCGACTAAGTTAACTATATGAAGTGTAGTTATTTTATCCATTTGAACGCCGCCAAAGGCTGGGTAAGCTCTTGCTACTATAGATTTGTAGTATTCTGTCCAGGTTTTAACTTCTAGGTTATTTTGTGCATGTTTTGGCATATACTCATTCTCAACAAATGCTTTAAATGTCATTCTTGCAGGAGCTGTATATCCATTTTGCTCTAATTCTGTGATGAAATTTCTTAACTCTCTTTCTCGCTCCCTCTCATTTTTTGTTCGCGTCGTTCTGTCAGCCCGAATCGGCGTACCTTTGTAGTCATAGCCTACAGTCACGCGCATACGCCATGAATTTTTGCTACGTTGTTCAATAGAACCCTCATAACGCCTACCTTTTACTTTTTTTACCATAAAATAAGCCCTCCTTTCGCACATACGTTCTTTTTTCGGTAAAAAGAAAAGCCCGGAGGCTCTCTTTATTTTACATATTTAACAAATCTTTCAAGTTTCACTATATCTTTTGATGTAATGTTTAATTCTGTTACTAAATCAATATCTTTTGTTTTATTATAAAAGTAAAAAATTGCTTTGGATTTATTTTCAATTTGCGTTGAAGTACTATTTGTTTTACCACTACTACCTGCTACTGCACCTACTACAGTCCCCGCGCCTCCACCAACAAGCCCACCAACAACTCCACCAGCTATAGTTTTCCCAGCTTTACTATTAGTTTTAGTGTGAGTATTGTAGGTCGCGCCTAACCACTTATAATCAACGAAATAAAATTCGTCGTTTGTCACAAGACCATTTTTTGATAAAAAAATTATCTTGTTTGAAGGGATTAATTGAATCATGTTGTAATTTGTTCCAGCTGCGCTTTTAATTTGAAAACCTAAATCTTGTTGAGCTAAACCAAAGTTCAGTTTAATCTGAGGTGAATTTTCAGGAATTGTTTTTGTATCAAACTTTACGTATGTGCCTTTTTTTCTCTTTATTCTTAAAGCAAGCCAGATGAAAAGAGCGGCAAATGCAAATTCAACTAAAGCTATTCCTGGTAGTTGTGAGGCAGCTAAAATAATAATGCCAATAAAAATAAATAAACCAGCTAGTACAAATAAAGCTATCATCCCGTAATCTCCCTTTTTTATGTACCAACCCGCGGCCGCGAACTGGTTACATAGTTATATTTTATTCAAAAGCCTTGCGATGTCTTCCAGTTTTTCGCTTCGACTTAATCTACTATCAATAACTATGAAAATCTCTCTTTTTAAAGCGAATGAACAAGAAGTGAATTCGTGTTCTAGTATCACTATATCATGTTGTACGTTCAGTTCATCTAAAGTTTTCATGTGTTTATACCCCGTTGATTTTATTGCAACGTTGCACTTATATTATACATAATTTTTATAAGAAATATCACGTTTTCACAGAAAGTTAATAATCAATAGTAATAACAAGTAAATAAATTACAAGTCAAGTAGTTCAAGAATAAATATATTATTAAACTAGTTGTTTTTTTGTTGCTCGTAAAATTCAATGAATGACTTAACAGCTTTTACTGCTTCCGCGTCAGTCATTATGCGTGCTGCAACTGCTTTAAAATCCTCATTTTCGTCAACGAATTTATTTACCTCTTCATCATCTTTTGAAGCCGCTTTAGTAATATTTATTTCCTCTTCATTTACATGTTCTTTTCTTTTTTCTTCTATATAAGCGAGTATCTCTTTTATATCCTCTTCGGATGCATTTGAATCAATGTGAGCTGCGATCGTGTCGGCAATATTATTTTTACCTCTTCCGTGCAAATAATCCAAGGAGACATCGAAATAGTCAGCTATTTTAATTTGTATTTCCGCGTCAGGCATTCTTCTGTTTTGTTCATAAGAAGAATAGGTTGTTCTTGCTACACCAAGAATCTTGGCTATATCGCTTTGGGTTAGATTTTTGCTTTTACGTAATTTCATTAATGTGTCTCCAAACATGCTATCACCTCTCATAAAATTATACTACACATTAAGCGTAGTTTGTTGGCATTAAATAAAATGTGTCAAAAAGAGTATTAATTTATTGACATGTGTCAAAAAGCGTAGTAATATAAAAGTACGCAATACGACACAATTAGAGAAAGGAGATATTTATGAGGATTTGGTTGAAAAAAATCAGAGAAGAAAATGGCCTAACTCAACAAGATGTAGCAGAATTAGCGGATGTGGAAAGAACAACTTACGCATCAATCGAACAAGGGAGAAGAAATCCTTCTGTTGTAAATGCTATGCGTATTGCATCAGTTTTAGATTTCGAATGGACTATTTTTTTTGATGATAAAGTACGCGAAAAGAGTCATTTTTACTTAAATGAAAAACAGGAGGTTAGAAAATGAACATAAGATATTTGAGTAATAAAAGAAGTGAAGAGAAAGAATCAGTTTTTAAAACCAAAATCATACCTCCAGAAAACTTGAAATCGTTAAATATTAAAATGCAAGGAGATAGAAACTGCTGTTACGGAGTATTAGAAATTAATGGGAAGCAGTTAGGAAAAGGAATCACAGCGGTGAAGCTAGATTTAAATGCAGGTTCGTTGCCAGTTGTTCAAGTTAAATATCATCCATTAACAGTTAGCGAAGAAATGCAAAATGTTTTATACCAAAAAAGATAGGAGACATTAAAATGACTAATTTAGTTGTACTACAAAACAATCAAGCAGTTACAACTTCATTAAATGTAGCTGAGGTTTTCGAGAAGAAACATAAACATGTTTTAGAAGCTATAGACGATTTGAGAGGGGCAGCCGAAAATTCGGCAGACCTATTTCAAGAAAGCGCATATGTACATCCGCAAAATAAACAAACTTATCGAATGATTTACATGAATCGCGATGGATTTACTTTGTTAGCGATGGGGTTCACTGGTAAAAAAGCAATTGAATTTAAGCTTCAATATATCGATGAATTTAATAAAATGGAAAATCGCATCAAAGCTCAACTTGATACATCGCAACTAAGCCCAGAGCTACAAATGTTTAATCAGATGTTTTTAGCAGTGGCAAACGCTGAAAAAGAAGCTAAAGAAGTAAAAGAAGAAGTTAACAACATGAAGTTGATTTTCAGCGTTAATGCCAATGAGTGGAGAGAAAAAGTAAAGGTTATTTTGAGGAAGATTGCGGCAAACTTCGGAGGTGCGGAACCTTTTAGAAGCATTATTCAAATGAGCTATGAACGTTTTGAGAGTCGTGCGCATTGTGATTTAAATAGGCGATTAGAGAATCGACAAACCAAAATGGCGGCAAAAGGAATGAGTCCAACTGCTATAAAGAAATTAAATAAATTAGATTGTATTGCTGAAGAACAGCGCTTAATTGAAATTTATTTAACTGTTGTAAAAGAAATGGCCATTCAATTCGGTATTAGATCAAATGAATTGGAAACTTTAAAAGTAATTTAAGCGCCGCTACCACACGACGCTTACAGACAACTTACAGTCACCGGGGAGCGACTAACAATAGTATATAACGATAAGTTGTTAATTAGTCGCTGAAAAAATAACAAAAAAAGGATTGAGATATTATGTTTCAAAAATCAACATCAGCAACAGCTGCGATGCAAGTTTTAGCAGAAACTCGCACGCAAAAAGAACTAGCGATTGATAGTTATGTAACGCCAGCACTAATAAGTAACCAGATAAAAGGAAAGAGAACAGTTTCACTTGAACAAGCAGAACAGTTAATTGATAGCTACAACGAGCCACAGAGTACTTACTTATTCGCACATGAATTTAGCAATGGAATGATTCCGCCTCTACTGAACGGGCTGGACAACCATCACGCATCTTTAACTTGTCGCTTTGAACTAGAAGTAACAGAGGCAGTAAACGCGTTAAAAAGCGGATTAGAAACGATGACATTCAATTTAAGAAAAGGTGACATGCTACAACGAGAAGCCGCAAAACAAGCAATTTCAGAAATAACAGATGTAATCGCAACAGCATTAACGCTTAACACAAGTATAGCGAAGGCATTCAACATTAATTTACAACAAATTTTAGAAAGTCGAGATAAATTCTATCAAAAAAATGGTTTGGTGAAGGAGTGAGAAACAATGGAAACGATGGAAAAGGATATTTTAACAGCTGAAGAAGCGGCGGAGATGTTAGGAATGAAAAAGAGGACTATTCAGTCTTGGGCTAGAAATGCGGGATTACCCGGCAAAAAAATAAATGGCAAGACATGGATTTTTAGCAAAAGAGAACTTGAAGCATGGGTAGCTCAAGGCGGAGAAAAATAAAGGAGGGTTACAGCAATGACAGAAAGAGTTTTCAGAAAGACGACAAACTTCGGTGATAGTGAAATTCATACAAATAGCAGAACAAAAATGATTGCTAATCCGGCATTTCAGCAGAAAATCCCTTTAAATGAAACAGGTTGCGACAGCATGGCGGACTATATCGAAGAGCTGAAACTAAAGGGATACGAGGAGGTCACAAGATAATGGATGTATTTATGGTAATGATTTTCGTGTCGTTTATGTCGCTAATTGCAGGCTACTGGCTGAGAGGAAGTGATAAAAAACATGGTTGAAAATCCGATGGTTGTTGATGATCTTTGGGACGATGATTTTAGACATTAAAAAAGCACGCATAGCAGTGCGCGCTTTAAGGATTTGAGATATTACCTTAACAAAATTATACCTCAGGTCCATTAAAAAATCAATGGAGGTAACATATATGAAAATCGTATTTAAACAACTTACTTTAGAAAATTTCAAGAATCATAAAAATTTAGTAGTGGACTATGAACAAGTAACACAAATTAGTGGGAAAAATGGCTTCGGTAAAACAAGCATTGGCGAAGCAGTAACATGGCTTCTTTATGGCACGGACTTGTTAGGTACAAAGATTGAACCACAGCCACTTGGAACGGAAGAGGAAGTGCATGTTTCGCTATTAATAAACGCAGATGGAAAAGATTTGTTACTAACTAAAAAGCAAAAGAAAACGGCTAAATATGCAATTAATGAAGTTCCTCGAAAAGCAACTGAATTCGCTGATATGGTTGACTCTTTATTTGAAAAAAATCTATTTTACTCATTATATAGTCCCGGGTATTTCTTTTCTCAACATTGGCAGACACAGCGAGAGCAATTACTTTCTTATGTGACCGAACCAGGTGAAAAAGAAGTTTTAGAAGAAATGAACGAGATTGATAGAACACTTCTTTCTACAGAGCTTAATAAGCATCTTTTAGACGATTTAGAAGCAATGAATAGAGAAACATTCAAAAACTCTGATAAACAGTATGAGCGTGCTTCTGAACGAGTATTGACACTTAAAGAACAACTGTCAAATGCTAGCGAAGTAAACATGGATATCCAAGAGATTACAGAGCAAAAGGATGCTTTAATCGCAGAAAGAACTGCAATTGAATTAAAAGAAGATAAAAATGTGCAATTACGAAATGATTATACAGATGCAGAACAAAAAATAAATGCGCTAAAAGAGAGGATTCTTAGAAAAAGAGAAGAAGCATTAAATGTGCGAGAACAAAAAATAGAAGAAAACTGTGAATATTGTGGACAAACTTTACAAGGTGATTCCATCGAACATGCAATTCAACATCAAAAAGAGCATTATAACAGACTTGTAACAGCAGGAAAAATAATGGTCGAAGAACTAGAAGTAGCAAAAGAACGTTTTGCCAAACTAGAAAATCCAGAGAAAAATTTTGATCGTGTTAAATATAAAGAAATTGATGAAAAAATACTAGAGTTGCTTGGCTATATTCAATCTGTTAGACAAATTGAAAAGTTAAATAAACAAATTGCTGAATCAGAACTTGAGCAACAACGAATTAGAAAACAACGTAATAAATCACAATCAATTGTTGAGGCTATAAAACGATTTAAAGCTAAAAGAAGTGATTTGATGGTTGGAAAAGTGAATGGATTGTTCGAAAACATCACGATTAAGTTATATGAAGTGCTAAAAAATGGTACAGAAAAGCCAACATTCGAAGTGGAGTGGCAACAAAAGCCTTATAGCAAATTATCTACTGCTGAAAAAATTATCGCAGGCATCGAGTTTGCGAATGCTTTAAGCCTAAAAGCTGAAACAATTATTCCTCTTTTTGCAGATAATGCAGAATCTGTTATCGAATTACCAAAACCAACAGGACAATTAATTACAGCAACTGTTAAGAAAACAAAATTCACGGTAAAAGGAGTTTCTGAAAATGAATAATGAATTAATTGACGCACAGAATAGTTATGAGGTAGCTAATTTTGATGAAGAAAAACTAAGAACAATGCAACAAACTATTGCTAAAAACTCAACACCACAAGAGTTCGAACTATTTGTTCAAGTATGTAAAAACAGCGGGTTAAATCCGTTTTTGAATCATGTCTATTTCATCAAATATGGTAATCAAATGAATATACAGATTTCGGTAGAAGGCGTGGAGTATCTTGCAAGACGTTCAGAAGGATACAGGGGCATTGATGTTCAATTAGTGCATGAGAAAGACGAAATTAGATTCGGAAGAAACGAACAAGGTGTAATGACTGTAACGAAACATGAATTTGGCTTTCCTCGTGGCAAAGTTACAGGCGGTTACGCAATTGCTCGTAAAGAGAATTTTCCGGATTTTGTAGTTGTGATGGATGTAGAGGAAGTCGAACACATGAAGAATGGTACTAATAAAAATATATGGTCCAAATATTTTAACGATATGTTCAAAAAACATTTAATTAAACGCGCTGCAAAAACACAATTTGGAATTGAAATTGGAGAAGATGAAATGCTTCCAAGCAACGGAATTGAAAACGAGCAAGAATACAATCCGGGTCAACGCAAGGATATTACGCCAGCACAAAAAACAATAGAAACAGACGAAGAAAACACTGTGACAGAAGAAGACGCGAAAGCAACACAATGGGAAATAATCAAAGAAAAACTAGAAACTTACAACTTAAAAAGAACTTATTTAAGTGATCTAATTGATTCCAAATTTAACGTTAAGCCAGACGAGCTAAGCGCACAGAATTTAGTTGCTCTTACAAAGATAATTGACTTGGAACAAAAAGATTTAAGTAAAGGCGTTCAACCACAAGAAGCAGATTTGTTTGATTTAGAGTTACAGGAATAGAAGTGTAAAAACAAGTTAATTAGTAGGAGGCAATTTTATGTCACATGGGTGGGTTAAATTGCATAGAGATTTGAAAGAAAAACCAATATGGAGAAGCTCTACACCCGAGCAAAAAACCATCCTTGTGACTTTGTTAATGATGGCGAATCACAAGGAAAACGAGTGGGAGTGGATGGGGAAACCTTTCAAAGCAAAACCGGGTGAATTCGTCACAAGTATTAAGTCAATTACAGAGGAATGCGGCAAAGGTATCTCTTCGCAAAATGTCAGGACAGCGCTAAAAAGATTTGAAAATTACGGATTTCTAACAAAGAGATCAACAAAGGTAAACACCCTTATAAACATAGTGAACTGGGGCGTTTATCAAGAGTCAGAAAATAAACCTAACACACTTGCTAACAATCAGCTAACAAACGACTCACAAACAGCTAACAAACAGCTAACAACTAACAAGAATGTAAGAACTAAAGAATGTAAGAATAACAACAACAACAGCGATTTAAATTTCAAAGATTTTTGGGAACAAAATGGATTCGGAATGATGCTTCCAGTTGAAATGGAAAAGCTACTTGCTTGGGTAGATGATTTTGCAGGTAATCGAGAAATTGTCATGAAGGCTTTAGAAGTTACATCAGAACAAGGAGCTAACAAACGTAATTACGCTTACGTTAATAAAATTCTTAAAAACTGGGAAAACAGAGGATTTAAAACAATAGCTGATGTTGATGCAGCGGAAAAACAACGACAGATAGAGCTAGAGCAAAAATATAACAAGCCCACTTACAACAAATATAACAAACCAGTTAAAGAAGAAGTATTGCCGGACTGGTTCGACAAAGAGCAGAAACAAACAAAACAAGAAGCTTCAACAACAGAATCAAGCGAAGACTTAGAAAAGAAAGTCGCTGAAATTAAAGCGCAGTTAGCGGCTAGGAATGAGGTGCAGACGTGAAAACAATCGCAAATGAGTATAAAGAATACATCACAGAAAGAACAAGATTAAGTGATAACGGCTTAGAACTAACTGCTTATAGTTTTGAAAATGGCTATCAAGCGAGAGTGATAGAAAACCTTGATTCTAATTTTGTATCACTCGTACTTGTAAAGTCTCATGACGGAAAAAACTCTATAAAAGATATTTTGCTTAATTTAACACGCGAACAATTGATTGAAAAGCTAGAAGAGATTAAAAATTTATGAGTTATGAAGATAGAAAGGATGAAATTTCTTGGGGAAATATTATTGGCACGTGTCAAGGCTTGGTGGGAAACCGACAGAAATTCGACACTATAATCACATTACAAAAATGTATAAATTTATTTTGCGAAATCCGGCAATGTTCAAAGATAAAACTTTAACGATTTATGATCACGCGAAAGCAGTTACAAACATGACGTTTAACGAAATTAAGTATAGAGCTAGTTTGAATTTATGTGAGACGGTAGAAAGAAGATATGTGTTATCGCTTACTCAAAGGCTCAAGGAGGAACAAGCATGAGATTTAAAGAAGGAGATAAAGTTACTTGGATTAAAGATAAAAACGTATCTGGAAAGATAGTTAGCATTAACGATTTTAGACCACCCGAAATGGAGTGCGCGGTTGATTTTGGATTTAATGATGTGGCGTTTTGCAGTAGAGAGGAATTGGTTTTAGACGAAAGCGCGACAAAACAAGAATCTGTTATCTGTACAATGTGCAAACAAGAAATTGAAGAAGGCTCATATTTATTAAAAGTACGTGAAGATTTATTCTGTGGAAATTGTTATGAAGAGCAACCGGTAGTATTTTATTATCGACTAAATGGCGATGACGGCTGGATGGACGATTCGGAAGCTAAAGAATACAGACTTGAGGATTACTTGGAGGAAGCGGAGGAGAGATCATGAAATTTAGAGAAGGCGATAAAGTAGAGTTTATTTGGCTAGGTAAATTGATACAAGGTGTTGTAACTGAAATAGAAGAAACTAAAAATGCTATATCCTATCAAATTAAATATAGTGGAGCCATGGGCATGACTTGGCTTGATGAAAAGGAATTGATTGCGCCAACTCCAGTTTTAAAAGTTCCGCAATTTGCCGATGACTGGATAAATCACTGTGAACAAAGAGAATACGATTTAGCTTGTTTGTTAGACTATGAAGATTCTGATATGTCTGCTGAAATGTACGAATGGTTAATTTCATCAGCTGATAATCAAGAACTACTCGCCCGCGCATGGTTGGACGGCTACGAAGTCGAGAAAGAGCCAGTTTGGGTAGTAGAAAACGAAAACGGTTATCGATTACGTAGTATTACAATGAATCCAGGAAATTCACTAAACTGGTCTTTTGATAGTAAAAATAAGAATTATATTGAGTTTGAAGAGTTCGAGACAGCCAAAAAAGCTGCATATCTGGTTACTGGGAATGTTACTGAGATATAGATGTAGGAGGGAACGGAATGAAACAAGAAGAGTTAGACATCATATTAGAGAATCATGGGAAATGGCTGCTCAACGAAGGTGGCGAGAGAGCGGATTGGGCGGAGTTGGAGGAATAAGCATGAATTTCAAAGTAGGAGATAAAGTTACTTGGATTAAAGATAAAAACGTATCTGGAAAGATAGTTAGCATTAACGATTTTAGACCACCCGAAATGGAGTGCGCGGTTGATTTTGGATTTAATGATGTGGCGTTTTGCAGTAGAGAGGAATTGGTTTTAGACGAAAGCGCGACAAAACAAGAATCTGTTATCTGTAAAGAATGTGATGAAACGTTCACTCAATATGACGAAATTATTGTTTTTGATGGAAACGCTTGGCACAAAGATTGTTTAGATAAATTCCCGGCAACCTACGCTTATTACGAAAAAGGCGAAGACGGTGAATTTATAAACACTGATGATAATGCTGATTTCGATGGTGATGCATATGAACACTTTGACGGATTAGAGGAGGAGTAAATATGGAATTATATGCAATAGTTGACGAGGATTTACAGGTTGCTAAACATCGTAGTAAAAGAACTCTAGCGGTGTTTAAAGACTTAGAAATGCTGAAAAAACACGCTTGGAGATATAAAGAGAGTGGAAAATCGTACAAAATTGCGGAGTTAGAACCTATTAACTTCTTTTCTTTTGAAGAAACGGAGGGTGAAGCATGAGAGAGATTGGATTTAGAGCGTTTGTAAAAAGTAAAAAGAAAATGCTTCCTGTTACGGATTTGTGTTTTAACGAAACAGAAGCTGTAGGTGTGAGCGGTTGTGGTAATGCGAAATGTACGCTGTGCGTCGACTGGTACAACTTTGATGATGTCGTGCTGATGCAATACACAGGCTTAAAAGACAAAAACGGCAAGAAGATTTTTGAAGGGGATATAGGCTGGGACGAACACAATGAATGCTACGGCGTTGTTAAATTTGAAGAAGGTAAGGTCCTATATGTATGGGAAAACATCGCAGAGGACTTGCAGGAAGTTGCTGATGGTATTGAGATTTGCGGCAACATACACGAAAATCCGGAACTGATGGAGGTGTCGGAATGAACGAACAAGAAGCGAAGGAGATTGTCCTGAAATGGTTGAAAGAAACCAGTAAATTTTTAACACCAATCAGACTATTCTTTGACTTAGAAAACCGCAATAGCAAAGCTCCTAGGCAAGTGGTAGAGGCTTACCTTGCAATCGAAAATAGAAAAGTAGAGTACGAACTAATAGCCGAATTTGCCGCATGGGGATTGGAAGAGGTGGCGGAATGAAGTATAAAATCACATATTTATCTCAAGAAGTGTATGAAGTTGAAGCTGAGAACGAGGAAGAGGCGATACGAATAGCTGAGTTTAACCCTATGTATCGACCAGATGCACATATAAAATTAATTGAAGATGAAAATTTGCTTGATTGCGAATTGATGAAAGAGGTGGCGGAATAATGTGTGAGTATTGCGATGATGATTGCCGTTCAAGAAGAACGATAGAACTATCAGAAGGTCACGAGATAGAAATAGACAAAGAAAACGATTTATTCATTACGGTAAAACCGGGATGGGAAGAAGAGCGTATTTTTCTTGAAATTTATTATTGTCTTTGGTGTGGCAGAGCGTTGGGGGACGAAAAATAATGTGTAAATTTTGTGAAGGGAAATCATACACACGTGAAATAATCATAAGTGACGAGAACGAGAAAATGTCGCTGAATTCTACAAATAATTTAGTAGTAATAGGCGATTGGGACTACCCTGCCTATGTCGAATTTTCTATAAAACATTGCCCTGTTTGTGGAAGGAGTTTGGAATGAAAAGAGCTGGATTCTATTTTATAGATAATGACGATGATGCATCTTCTAGTTGTCCAGAGTGCGGAGAACTAAATATAAGTATTGGCGCGCGGAAAGTGCTCGAGTGTATAAAGATTAACCGCCCTGTGTATGTCCAATGTGCGGCGTGTAAAGCATGGTACAACATTGGTGGAGGCGATTGGATGGCTGGAAAATGACCGATACTAATTTCAGTGATTTATTTAAAATCGACCCAGCGATAGAAATGCCAAAACTACTAGTTTGCGATCTGTGCGGAGGAACTGGAACTATAAAAGCCTTTGTTGCTTACGCTAGATACAATGCAAGTGATTTAACAAGAGCAAAATATGTGGATTGTCCGAAATGTAAGGGAGTTGAGAATAATGCCCGGATTAATTGCTAAACAACCAAACGGATTATATTGTCGAATATCAACTGTAGTAGAAGCTCCAACGCATGACAATATGACGAAAGAAGAGTTAGAAGATTTATTAATCACTCAAAGATCATTAGATATAAACTTTGTAGCGTTGGACCAATGGCTAGCCGTTTATGAAGTAGATTTCAATGTGGCTATTGAAGAACTCGGTTCAGCATGTTCGACTTTTGAGGAAACAAAAGAATGGCTAGAAGAAGTTGGGTATCAGCAAGCAGACGTGTTTATGGAGAAAATAGCTTATAACTGGGACGAGTGGGAGGAAGAAGATGACTAAAACACACGAATTAAAAATAACACCCGAATTTTTTGCAGCTGTGACGGAAGGACGAAAAACCTTCGAAATTAGAAAGAATGACCGTGATTTCCAAGTAGGAGATATTTTGATTTTACGCGAATGGAATAATGAATACTCTGGCTTTCAGATCGCTGTTGAAGTAGTTTACATGACAGATTATGAGCAAAAAGACGGATTTGTCGTCTTAGGGATTGTATAGGAGGAAGAGCGATGAAATTAAAAATCAATGACGATTACGTAATAAGAAATAGCCAGTTTCAATACATCTTATCCAAGCAAAATGGCGTAGACAAAAACGGAACAGAAATTTTCAAAGATGTTGGTTACTATCCAACTATAGATAAAGCTTTACAGGCATTTGTTGACTATCAAATTAAAACGTCTGAGATAAACAGCTTTGAAGAATTAGCAAGTGAATTAAATGCTATCAGAGAATTGCTAGTTGATATTGCTAGTAAATTAGAAATTACAATTCCATCAACGGAGGAAGAAAAATGAAAAATATAACACAAGAATATGTGGAAGGCGTCAAAGATCATAAAGGATTTACTGTGATTAAAGCGCCAGTGGTTTCAGAGGCTGTGGCGAATTGGTTTGAGCGGAATAAAGAGGCGCTAGAATACCGCATAGGAAAATACATTTATGATTTCAATATACATGCACAAGAGAGCGACGCTTTTTATAGATTTATGAACAATGTAATAGGAAAACCACTAGAAACACTAATATCTATGCAATACGGCTATTATGTGCAGAAAGAGGTAAGCGAATGACTAGCACAATAAAAATATCTGAAAAAGATAAAGTGTTCCAGATTGCAACGAATAATGGCTGGGTTGCGAAAATGGGAACACAAGTGACGATAGATGGTATAGACTTTGCAATTTATCCGGAAGGGACATTAACCCAAGTATTCTTGCACGTTAATGAAATGTCCAGTGGAGCTTCATTGTTTAATATTCCAATCGATCTCATAGACTTTCTAGATTTAGGCACTCGAGATAAAGCAATCGAATATTATAAAGATAATGTGATTCCTTTAGTTCAGAAAAAAATCGAAGCAAATGGATTAGACAAATTTAGAAAAGAAGTTGAAAAAGCAAAAAAATATATGGTTGAAACTCACGGAGAACGACCAGAAATTAAAGATTTTGAGGGGGCGAACGAATGAAATGGTTTAAAAAAACGACGGAATTAGTACAACCGGATAATTTACCTGATCTGATTCAAGTCGATAACTTAAAAGAATATGTTGTCGACTCATTCGAACAGAAGAAAAAAGACGCTGGAACGATTGAAAGGTTGAATAGGGAAATAATCGGGCTTAAAGAGAGATTGAAAGAAGTTGATGTACTAAAAATAGTGCTTTCAGAAAAAGATTCAGCGCTTAGATTAGCAGAATCAAATATTTATAGTATCACACGTAAAGTAGACAACACACAGCAAAAGCTAGATAATGCGACATCTGAATTAAACTCTTTCAAGATTTTGCAAGACACCCAAACACAAAAAAATCAAGCAAACGAGAGAAGAGCAGCATCTAGTGCTAAAAAAGAATTTGCTAAAGAGTTGCGGAATTTAATAAACAACCACAAAGGCAATTTATCAAAAGCAACCGTTCTTAATTATATTGAGCAAATAGAAGATGTCGGAAATGGTATTTATTCATAAAAAAGCAGAGGAGGAACTAAAATGATGAATCGTGTAGTACTTGTAGGACGATTAACAAAAGACCCAGATTTACGTTACACTCCAGCAGGCGCGGCTGTTGCGACTTTTACATTAGCAGTAAATCGCCCATTTAAAAATGCACAAGGAGAACAAGAAGCCGATTTCATTAATTGTGTTGTTTGGCGTAAACCAGCGGAAAATGTTGCTAATTTCTTGAAGAAAGGGAGCATGGCGGGCGTTGATGGACGAATTCAAACGCGCAATTACGAAGATAACGACGGTAAACGAGTTTTTGTTACAGAAGTAGTTGCTGAGTCAGTTCAATTCTTAGAGCCTAGAAACCACGTAGAAGGCGCTACATCGAATAATTACCAAAACAAGGCTAATTATTCAAATAACAATCAAACAAGCTCATATCGAGCGGATACGAGCCAGAAGAGTGATTCATTTGCGAATGAGGGTAAGCCGATAGATATTTCAGATGATGATTTACCATTTTGAGCGAAAGGGTGAATAAAAATGACAGCAGAAACAGCGCTAGAAAATATTAATAATCTGAGTAAAAGATTAGCGAGCATCAGATTTATGGCTAATGCGATTGCAGAAGTCACAAACTACCAAATTAGCGAAATCGAAAGTATGGGGGACGAAGAGATTGAAGCGAAATATACGGCGTACGTCATTAACGAAGCAAGCGAGTACGCGAAGTAAATACAATGCGAAGAAAGTAGTTATTGACAATATAAAGTTCGATAGCAAAGCAGAAGCTGCATATTATGAGCAATTGAAACTATTAAAAATGAGCGGTGAAGTAGTGAGTTTCGATTTACAGCCAGAGTTTATTTTGCAGGACTCATTTGTAAAGAATGGGAAAAAGTATCATGCGATTAAATATAGAGCTGACTTTCTCGTTCGATACAAAGATGGTCACGAGGAATTAATCGATGTTAAAGGCATGTTGACAAATGAGTTTATACTCAAACGAAAACTATTTGAAATGCGTTATATGCAATCAATTAAGTGTGTGAAATTAAAAGGCGGGCAATTTGTGGAGGTGTGACAAATGACAGTAATGGAGATGACGAAGAGTAAAGCGAGGCAGCGGGAAATTATTAGTTATATAGCAAATAACGATGTAGAACTAGACGAATTACTAAAGTTGCAAAAAGAACTCAATCAACTAATGAACGAGAATACAATAGAAAAGCAAAAAACTTACTGGACCAAAACGTTCGATCGCATCGTGAAAAAGAAAAAATGGGCGGAAATTACAATTCGTGAATTCGCTGATTTACGTAATGCAGGACTAACGTGTTACGCAATTGCAGAGCATTTCAAAGTGTCGAAGGCTGTAGTTTTCAATTACACACAAAGAAACAAAAAAGAATACTATCAAATTTTTGACATGAACGAATATCAAAAAAATAAGGAGATTTGGAATGATTGATAAAGTAGCGAAATTTATTGGAGCTGTTACTATTTACACTTTGTGGGTCCTAGTATTGATTTTTGTACTAGGCTTAGCAGTTAAAGGGATATTTTGGGCTTGGAGTAATATGTTTTAGGAGGATGAAAATGCAAATTGAAAAGTTAAATGTATTTACAAGAGAAACAATTTGTGACGGAAAGGACGTAGAAATCGCTAATTACAATATTGAATTTGAAGCAATTAGTGAAGAATCTTTTATTGATACAGCTGAAAAGGTTGAAAAAATAAGGGAGTTTATCGAAAATTTATAAAGTGATGGGGGCGACTTTATGGGACAACTATTCAATCTACCACAAGTTGAAGATATTAACTACATTCAGACAGTCAGAGCAGTAAGAAAGTTCTTTAAAGACTATTTAATGCTGCGTGTGATGGCAGGAAGTCGTAAATTGCCGACAATGACAACAACATACAAATTAACGCCACCGAATTTCAGTAATGAATTTCATTCAAAAGTAGAAGATGCTGCAATTCATAATGTCGATAACGTTCATGCAGCACAAGAAGCGGTTAAAAAATACGATGCTATTTTGAACCAACTTGAGCACATTCATAGAAAGATACTGTTTGAGAAGTTTATTCATAATTTACAAGATATAACTATTATGCTTGATATTCCTTATGAAGAAAGGCAATACAAAAGAGAGAAACGGAAGGCTGTTATTGAATTGGCGACTACTTTAGGAATTGAAGTGTTGAATTGAAAATGGCACTTTTCTGGCACTTTTTGAGCAAAAAAAGGTGATAAAATGTTATTAGTGAGAAGTGAAGATGATTACAAAAATAAAATCTTATATTGAGTCTGCGCTCCACTTCTCATATCCTATCTGCACTGGATGTAAAACACGCATGTGGCGCTGACTGGTGCGTTAACCAGTTTGTTTATATTAAAATAGAACCTCTAACACCTCTCAAAGAAGTGTCCCACGGTAGGGCGATAATTTGGCTCCGAATTTCGGGGCTTTTTTGATACATAAAAATAAAGGGGGATACGCATGGCAATTCCAAAACAGGTTAAAATAGGCGCTGTTAATTACGTCGTTCAAGAAAAACAAGTTGTTGATAATGATAATTCGAATTGGGGTGCGTGTGTATTTCATGATAATCATATCGAAATTTCAACCGGACTTTCAGAAGAACGAAAAGAACAAACGTTAGTTCATGAAATATTACATGCAATCTTTTATGAATCTGGTTTTGAAGAGCAAGACGAAGATTTAGTTAACCGAGTTGGAATTACATTGCATCAATTCTTGAAAGATAATAATTTATTTCATAAGCAAGATGTAGTTTAGATTTCAGATAATAAAAATAAGGGAGTGTGGTGATATGTAGTGAAACTAACCGAAAAACAAAAACGATTTGCAGACGAATATATAAAATGCGGTAATGCTACAGAAGCCGCTCGCCTAGCTGGTTATAGTTCGAAAACGGCTAATCGTATAGCGACCGAAAACTTGTCAAAACCAGTCGTAAAAGGCTATATAGATAAGATTTTAAGTGAACTCGAAGAAAAGCGAGTGATGGGCTATACAGAGGCAATGCAATTATTCACCGAAATAGCTCGAGGCGAAATGGAAGAAGAAGTAATTGTTCCAAACGGAGATAGCTTTTCTGTCATTATGAAGTCCGCTGACATCAATCAACGAGTATCAGCACTAAAAGAGATTGTTAAGCGTCATGTAGCAGGCGGTAGAGATAAATTACAAGAAGAGCTTATTCAAGCGCAAATCGATAAGTTAAGAGCAGATACAAAGCAAGAAAGCAATCAAGGAACAACAACAATTATCATGTCAAACGTTGACGAAATGCAAGCCTACCTTGATAAAAAGGCAGGTGGCAACGATGAACGCAACGATTCATAAACAACTAGTTGACTACCAGGTTATCAATGTAACCGATATGATTAATCCCGCTTTTTACGATTTATGGCTATCTAAACATAATCACATCATAGCGAAAGGCGGGCGTTCTTCTATGAAGTCGTCTGTTATTAGTTTAAAGCTCGTAGAAAAGAAAATGGCTAATCCGAAATCTAACATGGTGTGCCTACGTAAAGTAGCTAATACGCTTTATAAGTCAGTCTATCAGCAGATTAAATGGGCTTTGTATGAAATGGGCGTTGCTGACCAATTCAATTTTGGTAAATCTCCAATGGAAATCATTCATAAAGAATGGAAAACAGGCTTCTACTTCTCTGGTTGTGATGATCCCGCTAAACTAAAATCAATGAAAATCCCGGTGGGTTATGTTAGTGATTTGTGGTTTGAGGAGTTGGCGGAATTTTCCGGCGTGACTGATATTGATGTTGTAGAAGATACATTCATTCGCGAAGATTTGCCGCAAGGACAAGAAGTTACAACATACATGTCATTTAACCCGCCTCGCAATCCTTATGAGTGGGTGAACGAATATGTAGATAATAGATGTAGTGATGATGATTACTTAATACATCACACTACTTACTTAGATGATGAAAAAGGCTTTTTATCTAAGCAAATCATTAAGAAAATTGAGAAGTACAAAAAGAATGACCTCGATTATTACCGGTGGATGTATCTAGGCGAGGTAATAGGCCTTGGTGATAATGTTTATAACATGAACCTGTTTCAGCCGCTTAAAGCTATTCCTGCGGATGACAGGCTTATTTTAATTGACTTCGCCATTGACACTGGACATCAAGTATCAGCTACCACCTGTCTAGCGTTAGGTTTTACAGCAAAGAAAAATGTTGTCTTACTAGACACATACTATTACAGTCCCGCGAATCAAGTAGTAAAGAAAGCACCTTCGGATTATTCAAAAGAGTTACGCGAGTTCATGACTAAAATAGTCGCGAAGTATAATGCGCCTGTCGATATGCAAACGGTAGATAGTGCGGAGGGCGGACTTCGAAATCAGTACTACAAAGATTACGGTGTTAGCTTACACTCCGTCGCAAAAGGTAAAAAAGTGGATATGGTCGACTTTGTGCAAGATTTATTAGCACAAGGTCGTTTTTATTATCTTGATATTCCAGAAAATCAAATATTCATCGAAGAACACCGCAAATATCAATGGGATGTCAAAACTGTTAACACAGATAAGCCTGAGGTCATCAAAGAAGACGATCATACGTGCGACGCTTTTCAGTACTATGTTAAAGATAATTTACGCAAATTGGGGCTCAAATATTAGGAGGTGAAAACCTTGATTAATCAAATAATCGCAAGCGTGAAAGGAGTGATGCGGAGAATGGGACTATTGAAAGCACTGAAAGATGTAAAAGACCACAAAAAAGTAAATGCTAATGATGAAGATTATAAGAATATTGACATGTGGAAACGGTTGTACCAAGGCCATTATGCTGAATGGCATAATCTCAATTACGAGCATAATGGCAATCCAGTCAACAGACGCCAATTATCTATGAATTTGCCGAAGGTCACAGCTAAGTACATGTCAAAGCTTCTTTTTAACGAGAAAGTGAAAATCAATATCGATGATGAAGCAGCAGAAGAGTTCGTGCTTAACGTACTCAAAACAAACGGTTTTACGAAGAATATGGAGCGTTACATCGAATACGGAGAAGCGATGGGCGGCTTCGTGATAAAGGTTTATCACGACGGCAATAAAAACGTCAAAGTTTCATTTGCAACAGCTGATTGCATGTATCCTCTCTCAAATGATAGCGAGAATGTAGACGAATGTGTTATTGCTAATAGTTTTCATAAAAACGATAAATATTATACGTTGCTTGAGTGGAATGAGTGGCAAGGCGATGTATACACGGTTACAACAGAGCTATATCAGTCAGACACGCCGAACGAGCTTGGTACAAAAGTAAGTTTAAAACTGTTGTTTAATGATATTGAGCCAGTTGTACCACTACCAAAATTTACCCGCCCATCGTTCATTTATATCAAACCTAATATAGCGAATAACAAGAATTTAACGAGCCCGCTCGGCATTTCTGTTTATGCTAACGCATTGGACACATTAAAAACGCTTGATTTGATGTTTGATTCATACTATCAAGAATTCAAATTAGGCAAAAAGAAAGTGTTAGTGCCTTCCAGCTTTGTTAAAACGGCTGTTAACTTGGACGGCTCGACTTCACAGTATTTTGATTCAACCGATGAAGCATTCTTTTTGTATCAAGGTGACCAAGACGACAATGGTAAAGCGATAAAAGATATATCTGTTGAGATACGTTCAACGGAGTTCATCGAGTCTATAAATGCAATGCTGAGAATATACGCCATGCAAGTTGGCTTAAGTGCTGGCACTTTTACTTTCGATGAAAACGGCTTAAAAACAGCTACAGAAGTTGTAAGCGAGAAGTCAGAAACTTATCAAACTAAAAACAGTCATTCGCAACTAATTGAACAAGGCATAAAAGAAATGATTGTGAGCATTCTCGAAGTTGGAAAATTTATTGAGGCATATTCTGGCGATATAGTCGAGTTAGACACTATTACAGTCGATTTTGACGACTCTATAGCGCAAGATGAAGATACAACTATCAATCGTTATACGAATGCTAAAAATCAAGGTATGATACCGCTGAAAATTGCTTTACAGCGTGCTTGGAATATTACTGAAGCTGAAGCGGATGAATGGGCTGAAATGTTAGCAAAGGAAAAACAAGCGGAAATACCTAACAATGATATGACCGGAATATTTGGCGAAGAGGAGTGATTTAGATGGCGCTAACTCCTCGACAATTAGACTTATTTGTGCAACCGGTCGTTGATGTATACACAACGCTCGAAAATGAATTGTTCACTCTTATTGTTCGACGATTGAAAACAAAGAAAAATATCAGCGCAGATAATGTGCTTGCTTGGCAAATAGAAAAACTTAATCAAGTTCATGCACTAGATCAGCAAATGATTGAACGAATTTCCAAAGCTTCCGGCGTATCTGCTAAGAAGCTTTTTTCTATTGTTAAAGACGCAGGATATAACGATTTAAAACAAGTAGATAACTATTTCAGCAAATTAGCTGAAGCAGGTGCTGTGTTACCACTCGTGACCGACGGGCAAACAATAGTCGATAAAGTAATGAGAAGTTATTTTAAGTTAGCGGAAAGTAACTATAAGCGCATCAATCAAACGATGTTATCACAAGCAAGACAAATCTATTCAGATATCATTCACGAAACGACACAGAGCGTCTTAGCTGGTTTAAAAACACATAGACAAGCATTAGCTGAAACGGTAACTAAATTCGCTGAAAATGGCGTTCCTGCACTAGTAGATAAAGCTAATAAGCGGTGGACACCCGAGGCATACGTCCGGACTGTAACCAGAACAACAGTTAACAGTGTTTATAACAACATTGAAGACGAGCGAATGAATGAATTTGGCGTGGATTTAGTGCGTATTTCACAGCACATAGGAGCACGACCAACGTGTTCACTTGTTCAAGGCAAAGTAATCTGTTTGTTATCTGTTGAAGAAACAAAAACGAAATACGGCAATAAATACATGTCTATTTACTCACCAGAACTTAGATATGGCTATGGAGATGGGATTTTCGGTTGTAATTGCCGTCATCATCGTTTTGCTTTTATTGAAGGCATTAACATTGCTCCGGACGAGAGCGAGCTAGTAGACGAAGAAGAAAACAAACGCGTTTATATGTTGAGTCAGCAACAACGATTGATGGAACGCGACATAAGAGCAGCTAAACGCAAATTATCAGCTGCCGAAGAATTAGGCGATGAACTAGCAGTTAAAAAGGCTAAACAAGCTGTTAGAACGAAGCAAAGCAAGCTAAGAGCATTTGTAAAAACGCACAATTTAACTAGGCAATATAGCAGAGAAAAAGTATATGCCTAACATTCGACCTGAACGAAAGTCGTTAAAAGTCGGCTCTCGTGATCGTATCACGTAAAAACAACGTAGGAGGAATAAGAAATGGAAAGAGACTTTTTGAAGGAATTAGGCTTGGAAAAGGAAACTATCGACTCTATTATGGTCGAACATGGTAAGTCGATTCAGAACGAAAAGGACAAGGTAACATCAGCGGAAGCAGAAAGAGACGGGCTTAAAAGCCAGCTTGCGCAACGGGACGATGATATCGAAGCTTTAAAAACTGATTCCGGAACGAGCAAATCTTTAAAAGCTCAATTGGAAACACTGCAAGACAATTACGAAACTTTGAAAAAAGATTCGGAAGCTAAATTAGTAGAAACTCGCAAAGGTGCAGCACTTGATTTAGCTTTAGCAAATGCGAAAGCAAGAAATCCGAAGGCTGTAAAAGCTTTACTGGATAACGACAAACTAGAACTAACAGACGAAGGTTTGAAAGGCCTTGACGAACAGCTAGGAGCATTGCAAGAAAGCGATGCTTATTTGTTTGCTCAAGAAAGCGAAAATGTAGCTCCTAAGTGGGGCGTAAGCGGAAACCAAACAGGTGGAACAGGGGAGGAAGGCGCATTAAAGCTGCCTAACCAGGTACTAAATGAGCACAGAATCACAAAATAATTATTAAACGGAGGTAATAAATTATGGGTTTTAATCCAGATACAACGACAATGCAAAATGCAAAAACAGGTTCTATTCCGATTAATATTTCGGAAAAAATTGTTACAGGGGTAAAAAATGGTTCGGCGGCGATGAAATTAGCTAAAGCTGTTCCAATGAACAAACCGGAGGAAGAGTTTACTTTTATGAGTGGTGTAGGTGCTTTTTGGGTAGATGAAGCGGAACGCATTCAAACAAGTAAACCAACATTCACCAAAGCGAAAATGCGATCTAAAAAAATGGCTGTTATTATTCCAACCACAAAGGAAAATCTAAACTATAGCGTAACTAACTTCTTTAGTCTTATGCAAGAAGAAATTGCAGAAGCGTTTTATAAGAAATTCGACCAAGCTGTTTTCACTGGCGTAGAGAGTCCTTATAATTGGAACATTCTTAAATCGGCTACAGATGCAGGTAATTTAGTAGAGGAAACTGTTAATAAGTATGACGATTTAAACGAGGCTATTGGTTTAATTGAAGCTGAGGACTTAGAACCGAACGGAATTGCAACGATTCGTAAGCAACGCGTTAAATATCGCAGTACAAAAGATGGCAACGGTATGCCAATTTTTAACACTGCAACTTCGTCTGGTGTAGATGATGTTTTAGGCCTTCCAGTTGCATATACCCCTCGATATACATTTGGTGGTAAAGATATTTCAGAATTAGTTGGTGACTGGAATCAAGCGTACTACGGCATCTTGCGAGGCATTGAGTATGATGTTTTAACGGAAGCGACTCTGACAACAGTTAAAGATGAAAAAGGTGAACCAATTAACCTAGCTGAACGTGATATGGCTGCATTGAAAGCTACTTTTGAACTTGGATTCATGGTTGTCAAAGATGAAGCATTCTCTGTTGTTCAACCAAAAGCGGGAAACTAATGGCGGCGCGGTCGGTTAAAACTGATAGCGCGCCGATTCAAGACTTTTCAACTATGACAGTAGCAGAATTGAAAGAAGAGCTTGCGAATAGAAGTATCGAATTTGCAAGTAATGCGAAAAAAGCGGAGTTAGTGGCTCTATTGGAAGGTAGTGAGTGACATGCCTTACACTACATTAGAATTTTACAATGATGAATACGCTGGGGAGCATTTGGAACAGGAAGAATTTGCCAAACTGTTAAAGCATGCTGAAAGAAAAATTGATTCAGTGACATTTTACCGAATACGCAAAAGTGGGATTGAATCGTTCAGTGAATTTATTCAGCATCAAATACAGTTAGCTACTTGTAATCAAATCGAGTATTTCAAAGAGGCGGGCGGAACAAGTGAGTTAGCTGTTTCCAAGCCGGATAATGTAAGCATTGGAAGAACTTCTATTAGTGATAGTAATTTTGCATCAACTGCTACATCTTTGAACAGCGGATTAGTAGGTAGTGATGTAAGGTCCTATTTAGCGCATACAGGTCTTCTTTACAATGGGGTAGGTGTTCGTTAATGAAAGTAGTAAAACCGATAACAAACGCCCCTCCGTTACCTCTCGATTGGTTAATTCATAACATTAGTTATGAAGCGTATAAAGAAGAAGATAGACACAATCAAGTCGTCTTTGAAAAAGGCATAGAGATTGAACATGTTCGTGTTGATTTCTCAAAATCAAATCAAATCGCGGGATTATCTGATAGTGATAGATATGACGCGGTTATTTTTATTGATGCAGTGAACAGCATGAACGTGCCAAACGATTTTATAAGTAGATCTAAAATATATTTTTCTGGAAAAGCTTATAAGATTGTCAAAGTTATACCTTGTTATGCCACTTCTAATAGCGTGCATCATTGGGAAATCGAGGTGGTTTGATGCCGATTAAAGTACGTGTGGACCTCTCAAAAGCAAAAGGGAACGTAAAAAAGGCGAAAGAAAGAGGTCAGTTTGCTTTAATTAATCAAGCGGCCGCTGACATTTCGCCTTATGTACCGTTTTTAGATGGCGATTTGTCAAATCAATACATTATTATGAATGACAAAGAAATCATGTGGACATCTATTTATGCGCGACGGCTGTACAAAGGTATAAACTTCAATTTCACACTAACACATCATCCGTTAGCTGGCCCGGAATGGGACCAACGGGCAAAAGTAGATAAGTTAGAAAGTTGGATAGAAGTAGCACAAAAAGCGGTTGAGGAGGGACTATAATGTCATTAGATTTTTTAGATAGCGTTATGGATGCTATCGAAAACAACGTCGATTTAAAAGATATGAAATTAAGAACAGCGATATTAAAACCCGAGTCAATCGCTTTGCTACTGACTCCAAATAACGATAAACAAGGTTATCAAGATGGCTCTTATGAGCGGTCTTTTTCTTTTAATCTAAACGCTTCTAGCAAGCAAGAAATGAAAGTTTTAGGTGTTTTGAATGCAATTACTGCTTATTTTGATAACACAGAAATAGAGAGTATCCAGAGCTTAAATAACAGCTTTGTGCTAGAAGACAAAGAAACAACTAGTGTTCCTAATATTGTTTCCGCTAGTGATGATGGGACATTTATTTATAGTGCTAGTTTCAAAATTAAATTATATATTGAAAGCGAGGAAAAATAAAAATGGCTAGAATTAAAAATGCGAAAACGAAATACTTTGTAGCTGAAATTGTAGATGGTGTGGGCGAGCCAGTGTGGAAACGACTATCCAAATGGATTACAAACGTTTCTGATGATGGTTCGGACAACACGGAAGAGCAAGGCGACTACGATGGCGATGGCAACGAAAAAACGGTTGTGCTAGGTTACTCAGAAGCTTACACGTTTGAAGGGACACACGATCGTGAAGACGAAGCGCAAAACTTAATTGTCGCTAAACGTAGAACGCCTGAGAATCGTGGGATTATGTTTAAAATCGAAATTCCGGATACTGAAACAGCTATCGGTAAAGCGACTGTTTCGGAAATTAAAGGTTCCGCTGGTGGTGGAGATGCTACAGAGTTCCCAGCGTTCGCTTGCCGCATCGCTTACGATGAAACGCCTAAGGTAACAAAACCCTGAGGAGAGCCCGTCCAGCGTCGAAGTGGACAAGGCGACTATTACGTTAAAAGTTGGTGAAACATCCACTATTACTGCCTCAGTATTACCAACCGGAACAAATCAAGAAGTAACTTTCACTTCTTCAAATCCACCAAAAGCAAAAGTAAATGCTAGCGGCGTGGTTGAAGGTGTAGCAGAAGGAACAGCAAACATAACTGTCGCATCTAAAGGAAGCCCTTCTATCAATAAAGTAGTACAAGTAACAGTGGAAACAGCAGATTAATAAATGAAGCCCTTACTCAATGTAGGGGCTTTTAAATTGGAGGAAATCATACATGACACAAAATAATGTAATCAATATTCAATTAGAAGAATCGTATCAAGAGTTTCAGCTGGGCACGGAACTGTTTAGAGTCGGTTTAGGTGATGAAATGCGCCGCAAATGGATTGAAGCAGATGAGAAGTACAAGAAGAAACTGGAAAAGTTAAATAAATACAACATTGATAATACAGACGAAATGAGTTCAGAAGATTATTTTGCTTTAGAAGAAGATGTTAAAGAAGCTTTAACTGAAGCGTATGCAGTTTTATTAGACGACGAAGAAGCATTCTCTAAATGTTACAAGCAATGCAAAGATATTTTAAAAATGTATCAAGTATACGATCAAGTTGCAGAAAATATCGTTGGTTCAGTAGAAAAACAACAAAATGAAATTCAAAAGAAATATAAAGCAAAAATGACAAAAAAAGCGAAGTGATTTAAATGCTTTCGCTCGCTTTTGGAGTTAACGATATTTACGAATACGAGGGGAAAGAGTATAAGCTCGATTTAGCTTTTGACAACGTTCTAAGAGTGATTGATTTAACGGAAGATAATAGTTTATCTGATGTGTTCAGAGCTAACCTCGCAATTGATGTGCTTTTTGCTGATGATATGCCTTGGCCACGTTCAAATGAGGAAGACAAATACGCGAACATTGAAGAAAAATCGTTGGTGCTTATTGATATTTTCACTAATTATATTGTTAAAGAAAATGACGATGGTTTGCTTTATGATATCGACGGAAACAAGATGCCAAGCGCTACAAACAACAATGACGAAGCGGAAGAAATTGCTTCATATTCATTAACGCAAGATGCGGATTATATCTATGCTTCTTTTTTACAAGACTACAATATTGATTTATTAGATAGTCGCGGGAAGATGCACTGGTATAAGTTTAGAGCATTGTTAGAAAGTTTGCGTGATGATACAACAATTAAAACGATAATCGGCATTAGGCAAGCGGAATTACCTTCTGGAAAAGGAACAGAAAAAGAACGAAACGAATTAATTAAACTGAAAAACAGATATAAGTTAAAAGATTAGAGGTGAGAACATGAGTGATGGATCAGTAGTAATTGAGATTAGTTTAGACGATAAAAAAGCAGACAAACAACTTGATGCTTTTGAAAAAGATTTGGAAAAAGCAGGAACTAACGCGGGGGCGGCATTAGATAAAGCATATAGAGAAGCGGTTTCAGATATTGCTAGTCAATCGAAACGATTAAAAGACACGTTTGTAAATGCGTTTAAATCGATGGGAAGCGCTGGCTCAAATGCTTTAAAAGCTAGTTTGAACTTTATGCGTGAATTGCCTTCAAATGTACAAGCCGCTCTATCTAAACTTGCATCAACAGTAAAAACTGGGTTCGTAAATGCTGCTAAAGCATCTATTACAGCGATAAAGGAACTTGGAACAAGTATCAAAAACACTGCGGTAAATATCAAAAACGGCTTCTTTTCAATTGCTAAGACAGTACAAAGTAGTATTGTGTCGGCTGTTAAAGTATCAATTAATGTCATTAAATCCATCCCTAGCGCAATTAAAAGTGCGGGAATCAGTATTAAATCAGCATTAGTAAGCAGTTTGCAAGCAGCTAAATCGGCTGCTATTTCTTTTGCTCAAACTACTGTAAAAGTTATTAAAAGTATTCCAGGAGCGGCTAAAACAGCGGCTACAGCAGTGAAAAACAGTTTCGTTGTAGCTTACAAAGCGGTGGTAGTTGCTGCTTATATGAGCGTAAAAGGAACTATTAGCGCTGTGAAAGCTATCCCGAGCGCTACAAAATCAGCAGCGTTAGCAGTGAGTAGCGCAATGAAAACAGCTTTTAGCGCTGTAGCAAGTGCGGCGAAAACGACAGGAACAACAGTGAAATCAGCATTAAAAACAGGATTTAGCGCTGTGAAATCCGGAGCGAAAGCGGTTGGACAAGCTGGTATTTCAGCATTAAAAGGTCTGGGGAATATTGCAAAAAGCACTGGTTCGTTAATTAAAAGTGGATTAGTAAGCGGATTTAACGCAGCGAAAGCGGCGGCAAAAGGTGCAGGCGCTGGAATGCGTGAAGCACTTAAAAATTCGGTTGAAAAGCCAGCAGAACAAGCTCGTTTTAGTGTTCTTAAATTAGCAGCAGCATTAGGACTTATCGCGGCTACTAAAAACGTCGTAGGCAGCGCCATTGGTCGTGTTGATACGATTGATACAGCGACTAAATCGTTAACTGTTTTAACTGGTTCCGCAAAAGATGCACAGTTAGTTATGACGGATTTAACCGCCGCTATCGACGGCACACCAATTGCGCTCGATGCTGTCGCATTAGGCGCTAAAAAAATGGTAGCAGCGGGTATGAAAGCAGCGAATGTAAAACCTGTTTTCACAGCTATTGCTGATGCGGCGTATGGCGTCGGAAATGGTTCAGAATCAATTGACCAGATGACAGATGCTATCTCGGCATTGCAAGCGAGTGGCGTTGCTTATGCGGATGATATTAACAGGCTAGTTGACGCGGGCGTTCCTGCATGGCAAATTTTAGCAAATTCCACAGGTAAATCTGTTGGAGAAATGAAAAAATATGTTTCCGAAGGATCTTTAGAATCAACAAAAGCTATCGCAATGTTGACAAAAGGCATCGAAGAAGGAACAACTGGAATGGCTGGGAATACTGCCAAAATGGCAGGTCTAGCAAAAACAGCAGGTAACACTATCAGCGGTTCATTTGCAAACATGAAAACCGCAGCCGTTAAGAGCCTTGCTAATATCGCCGAAAACTTAAAAGGTCCGATTATTCAAGCGCTAGATGTTGCTAAAAACGCATTTAAACAGTTTGCGGCAGTAACAGCAAGTCCTGAATTCCAGAAAAAACTTTCTGATTTAATCCAAAAAATTAAAGAGTTTATACCTGTTTTAATAGAATGGGCGCCATTGTTGGCAAAAGTTGCCGCGGGATTTGTAGCATTTAATATCCTTAGTAGCGTATATTCTAAAGTTGCTGGTTTGGTAATGGCATTCAGAGGTTTAGCAAGTAGCGGTACGTTGCTTGGTGGGATTGTTAATACCGTGAAAGGGTCTTTCTTGGCGCTTAAAGTCGCGCTAGGTTCAGCTGCTGCCGCGTTCGGAGTAATAATTGCAGTCATTGGTGCAGTTATAGCTGTTGCATACGGCATGTATGTATCATTCAAAGAAAACACTGCGAATATTAAAGGCTTTTTATCAACTATGTGGGATGGCGTGAAAAATTCTTTCGGTAAAATAGTAGACGTGTTCAAACAGATAGTTGCCGCATTAAAACCAGTGGGTAGTGGATTTAAAGATGTACTTAAATATGTTGGTGTTGCTATTTGGGCGTCTCTTGGTCTAGTTCTAGCTGCTGTAGTTGATATTATTCAAGTATTAGCGCGAATTGTGTTAGTAGCTATTAAAGCGCTACAGGGGCTGTATTATGCGATAAAATCGGCATTTCAAGCACTTAGTGGAGATTTAAAAGGTGCTAAGAAAAGCTTAGAGCAATCAAAAGATGCGTTTGTCGAAGCAGGTTCAGCAATAAAAGATGCTTTTAATAAAGATAACTATGCGTTAACTGGAACCGTTGAAGCATTCAAACAAATGGGCGGAGAAGCCGAAAATACAGCGAAGAAAACCGAAACATCTGGCAAGAAGATAAAAGAAACATTAAAACTGGTAGAAACAACTGCCAAACAAACTGAAACAACTGTTTCGAAGTCAAATCAAGCAATAGATACGATGCTGAGCGGCGGAGTGGACCAATACGGAAACAAACTTAGCGAGAAAACTAAGTCATTCTTAAATGCAGCCAAAGACCTTTACGGACAATATCAAGAATCCTCTAAAAAGTCGCAAGATAAATATAGTGCCGCTATGGAAAAAGCTCAGGACCTTGAAGGAGATAAGCGTAAAAAAGCTATAGCAGATGCAAACGCGACGTTAGTAGCAGAGATTGACAAAAACAATGGCACCCTTTTAACCCTTCAAGCAGATTATGCGAAATTACTAAAAGAGAATAAATGGGTCGAAGGTACAGAATTAACTGCACAACAAAAGAAATTTTTACAACAACAAACTGCGGATATTCAAGCAGAGTTAGCAAAACAAAATCAACTTTATGTAGAAGGAAACTTGCTAAAATTATCAAATGGCAAGACGTTAAATGAAAAAGAACGATCTACAAGTATAGAAGTGCAAAAAAGCTTATATGCAGATAGAAAAAAAGCGGTCGAAACAGGCGAAAAAGAACTAGCTGATTTGAAAAAGAAAAAAAGCGACGCTACAACTGAAACTGAAAAAGCAAACTATCAAATTCAAATCGACGAGCAAACGAAGAAGAACAAAACATTAGCTGAAAACTTACAAAAATGGGCTAGTGAAATGAATACTATTATCGCGAATGGCGGGACTTTAAATGCAGAAACTTTTGCAAAAGGCTTGTCAGAAATGGGAAACATTAGCGACGAACAACTAAGCGCAGTTTGGCAAGACTTTGTAAAAGTGAGCGGTTCTATTGACAACACACTAGCAGGATTAGGCGCTATTATGAGCCAACGCGGTGGGGAAGGCGTTCAAGCGTTTGTTACAGCACTTCAAAGCGGAGATTATACAACAGCTGCATTAAATATTAACAATGATGTTATGAATACTCTTTCAACTTTGCCAAACGGCATGTTCCAAAACGGGCAAAGTGGCAAGGATCAATTTATCGCTGCGATTAAATCAGGGGATTTTCAAGGAGCTGGCAAATTTTTACTTGATGGAGTGAAATTAGGAGCATCTCCTCTTCCGGGCGAGATGAACAATATCGGAAAACAAGGCGGAAATGCAAACGCGGACGGCTTGAAGAGTACAGCTGAAGCAAATAAAAGCGCTGGCGCTGAACTCAAAAACAATGCAAAAAATGGCGCTTTTGACCCGAATTTATTCAAAATGACAGGAGCAAATAACGCATCTGGTTTTAATGGCGGGATATTAGACGGAAAAGGAAATGCTTTTTCAGCAGGGTCTGGTATAGGTAACTCTGCTAAAAGTGGTGCGGCCTCTGTGGATTCGTCCGGCGTCGGTTCTGACTTCGCATCTGGATACGCGCAAGGTATAGCCAGCGGCGGCATGATGGTTGCTGGTGCTGCATCTGCATTAGCAAATAAAGCACTAGCAGCAGTTCAGAAAAAACAAGACTCGCATTCACCTTCGAAAGAGTCGAAAAAACTAGGTGGAGACTTCGGAACTGGTTATTCATTAGGTATAGCAGACAAAAATAAAGCAGTGACGAAAGCGGCAAATAATCTAGTAGCTAGTGCGCTAGGTACTGAATCGCAAATCAAGAAGCTGTCTAGTACGCTGAAAGACAAAATATCCTCAGCAATTGATGCGGGATTACATTCTAAGAATAAGAGCGTTGGACAACTCAAACAAGCGAAAGCATTAAGTAGCATAGAAGGCTATATCGGACAACAAACAAACAAGCTAGCGGCAACAGCTAAAAAACGTGATAAAGTAGTCGCTCAATTAAAAGCCGCTAACACAAAGATGGCTGACTTGACGAAACAAAGTAAAGAGTATGCGGCTTCAATCACTGAAAAAATGCAGTCTTATGGATCCATTAGTAATGTAGACCCAGAAAACCCGCAGTCAATACAAGCGGAAATGCAGAAACGCTTAAAAGAAATCAAAGCTTTTCAAGCGAATGTGGAAAAATTGCGCAAAAAAGGCGTTAGTAAAGACATTATAAGCGACATCTTAGAATCGGGAGTAGAAAATGGTTCATCATATGCGCAAGCTCTTGCTAAATCTGATGCTAAGACTATCAAAGCAATTAATAGCACGCAGAATCAAATCAATTCCGCTTCAAAATCGATGGGTAACACAGCGGCTAATGCGATGTATAGCGCTGGTATTAACGCGGCGAAAGGTCTAATAAACGGACTTAACAGTCAGAAGAAACAACTAGAAAACACAGCTAAGAGCATCGCTAACACTATCACTAATTCAGTGAAAAAGGCGCTTAGAATTCATTCGCCTTCACGCGTGGCCATTGAGCTTGGGAAATTCTTTACTGGTGGTCTTGGAAATGGTGTTTTAGCTGGTGCTAAAGGTGCGGTGCAATCGACTAATAAAATGGTTGATAAAGTAGTAAATGCCGCTTCAAATATGACCGTTCCGGCTATAACTTTGCCGAAAATTTCAGCTGAAAAAGCCCTAGGCCTAAAAAGCGTTGATCTAAACAGAACTATCACAGTTAAGACGATTATTGATAATAAAACAAAAGAGTCAAGCAATGCAGATTTAATCAAGGCAATTAAAGAGTCCGGGGCTAAACCAGTCATTCTAAATTTAGATGGCGAAGTATTAGCTAACAACTCTAATAATCGAATTGGCAGCATGACAGACTTAGGACTATACGGAGGTGGCTTACTTTGAACAAAAAAACAGATTTATATTTAATGCAAGCGAATAAAATTATCAAGTTAAACGAAAAACATAACTTTGAAATAAGTGAAGTAAGTCGCGCTAGTCCTCAAATTATCAATAATTATACTAGCTATGAGTTTAGCGACGGCAATCGTTCGAGTGATAGTAATTTCGATAGCTTCGATATTGAATTTACTTGCAGATTCAAAACAAACGGCAATATCGACTATCACGTTCGACTTGATGAATTATTCGAGGATATTTTCATCAGAAAAGAATACTACATTTTTCATACGAAAACGCCCGGGAAAAAATATTGCGTTCATCCGGGCGCTTTTGATGTAGAAAGAAAAGCGGCTGGGCATGCGCAGTTTACGCTAACATTTGAAGTCTTTAAAGGATTTAGCGAATCGCTAGGCACTAGCCTTTCACCTTTTGCGTTTAGCGAAGGCATTTGGCAAGCGGGGCAAGGTATTGTATCGCAAAATTATAAGTATAAGCACACATCAAACAGATTTAGTATTTACAACGCTGGAAGCTTCGATATTGACCCAAGGATGCACGATTTGAGAATAACTATTAAGAACTGCCGAAGCGATGGCTTATTGACAATTAACAATAAAAGCACAGGTGAAAAATTCGTATTCAATGAGAAAATCTACGCTTATGACACGATTGAACTGGACGGCAGTAACATCTTGAAAAACGGAGTGCGTTGCGGCCGGAAAACAAATCTCGGTCTTATTTCGTTATTATCTGGTGAAAATGAAATCGAAATCGAGAATGTAAGCAATATCGAAACAACGTGGGATTTTCCGTTTTTATATAAATAAGAGTGGGTGAGAAAATGGATATATTTGTAAGTGACTACGAAAAGCAATACAAAGAGATTTTAACAGGCTTTGACCCTACTTCTTTTTCAGAAACGTGGGTCGAAAATCAGCAGTGGCAACTAGATTTTTATGTAGAGAAAACAAGAAATAATCAAGATGTTTTCGACTTGCTTAATCACGAAAGCAGCGTTTATCTCGATGGCCAAGAATTTGTTGTTAAGCAGCTAAATCGGGGAGCAGTTGGGAAAATAGTTTATTCAGAAGTCACAGCAGCGCATATTTATTTCACGATGCAAGATGACTACCAGTACAACGCTATTTCGGGTTCTAAGAGTGCAAAAGATTGTTTGACACATATATTCGCAGCAGATAAGCAAGGTTTCAGCTTTGAACTTATTGACAAAAATAAGGTTTTAGAAAATATTACACAAGAAAATTTTGGCAATGGTAATTTACTAAAACTAGTTCAAGAAGTGTTAGAAGATTATAAGCTTGTTATGTTAGCAGACAACAAGCGTTTGACATTTATTCCTGCTGAGGATTACGGAGAGCATACAGAGAATGAAATTCGCTACAACAAGCACACAAACGAAGTTGATTTTGATATTGATACGTTATCCTTAAAAACTCAAATTAAGGGCTATGGAAAAGTCGACAGCAACGGAAATAACTACTTTCCGCCAGTTACTTATACTAGTCCAGAGTCAAGCAAGTGGGGTGTGCGAATTCAAGAGCCGCTGTCAGACGAGCGATATACGACTTCTAGCAGCATGCTAAGACGTTTAAAGCTTGAACTGCAAGACTATCCAGCAACGACTGGAAATATCTCTTTAAAGCTTAAATATGAATGTGGAAAAGGCGATTACGTGATGTTTGTTTATGAGCCGCTAGGCCTTTTATACGAAGTGCAAATAGTCGCTTATAAGAAATACATTTTTACCAACAAACCACCAGAACTAACACTCTCGAATAATAAAAAAACGATGGTTTCTATCATGGTTCAACTAGCAAAAGCGATTAAGAAAGGAGCAAAATAGATGGATTTAAAAAAATGGCAAGACCCACTCATGAACTCAGAACTACAACAAGACTATAACGATAATTTAGTAAAACTGGCTGGAAGTCTTGAAAAAGCTAATCAAGAGATGACGCATGTAAATCAACGTATATCTAACTTAGTTATTAAATCCGGCGGAGACGAATCGAACGAAGTAGTAGATGCGCGCGTTTCTTCTCTGGTTCCAGAAACTGAATTTACAACATTAAACGATAGAATTAATTACGCGGAAAATGCTTTGATAACAGGCGTTGGAAAGCTTTCAACGAATGTTTATGATCTAATGGATAAATACAACGATATAGATACTATTTTAAAGCGTTTATATGGCTTAGATAGCAGCAACATTGAAATATTTGTGGATGACGCAAGAGGCGACGATGTAACAGGCACTGGTGAAATTGATGCACCTTTTAAAACGATAAATAAAGCTGTAATGACTTTACCTCGAGTACTAAATAGCAACTCCGTGAACATTTGGATTGTCCCTGGACGCTATAACGAAGACGTTGTCATTCCGCCAATCATGGGCGGGGATATCTATATTAGATCTACAAACTTTGAAACAGTAGACCCTTCCAGCAGCACCGGATGCCAAGTTCGAAGTATTTCCGCAACAGGCAGTAACGGCTATTTATATATTGCTGGTTTAGAAGAAACGAATACGGCAGGCACAACAAAAAACTACTTCATTAAAGCGACGCGATGCGGATTTGTAAGGATTACAAAATGCCGAATGGCTTTTAATACTAAAGCAATAGACCCGTTTACAGCCGTATTCATAGATGCTTGTTCTGCTGATATCAACGGTTGTTACTTCGCTTCGCAGAACGTTGATGTTCGCGGTTATAACACTGCAAGAGTTGAAGTGCAAAACACCACACATGGAGCAAAAAGCGCAATCGGTTTGTATCCTCAAAGTGCCGATATTTTCAATCTCAATAGCGGTACCTGGGAAGCTGACACGCCTACGAAACTGAGCGGCGGGGGAGTTGTTAGAACATGACTGAAAATGTTATTCATAAAAATGGTGTATATGATTTTAACGTCACAACGCAAGAAGATAAACCACTTCAAAAAGCTGTTTTTTATACGCAAGATACAGGCGGGACAGCTAGACTTATTTTTAATATAGATAAAGATAATCAAGATTTAGGATTATCGTCTGCTGCTGAATTAGAGCTTGCTATGATTTTAGCGAAAGGAACAGAGTCAGAGAGCAAGTATCTTGTGAAACCAACAATCATCGATGGAGTGCGAGGAATTGCAGAATACGCACTTACAGACTCCCAAATATCTCATGCTGGCACTGCTATTGCTGAATTATATATAAAATACAAAAACACTCAAGCGATGCGCGTATATAAGTTTGAATTCGAGATAAAAAAAGCATTAATAGATAGCGACTTTTTCCCGGTGGCAGAATTTTACGTAGAGCGCTGGGATGATTACGAAAAGATATTCGATGAATCGTTCGAAAGATTAAACACTAAATTAGATGGCGTAGATAAAAAAGCGGATGCTTTAAAAACACAATTTGATGCTATGCAGCCCGAGCAATTCGCGCAAAAAGCAGACTTAAATGCCCATTTGAATAACACGGATGTTCACGTTACGTCAGCGGATAAAACGAACTGGAATGCCAAAGAAACAACGGCTAGCGCACAGGCTAAAGCAGATAAAGCGCTTGCTGATGCAAAAGCTTTTTTTGAACTATCTAGCTCTGTACAAAGTGTTACTTTGACGCCGAAGAACGGATTTGTTGCAAGTCAGCCTTTAATAGCTCGATACATTAAGTTTGGCAATCGGTTTCTAGTCATTGTTAGCGGAATTGTAGGCAAAGGGACTGGAAGTGGAACTGGCATATGCGCAACGTTACCAACTTTTTTGGCTCCTGATGCGAGCTGGAATAAACTTTATTCCGCTGCACAGCAGAGTACGGCAGCAAGTAATCAAGCGAATATATATCTAAGTGTGAGCGCTGATATAAATATCGTTGGAGTTGGTTCGGTAGACGTGAACACCGGACTTGATGGCATAATTTATTTAACTAAAGAGGTGACAACATGAGCGAGTTAATAAAAGTTTTTAAATATGATGACAACGGTATTTTTGAACGTGACGATTTAATTGTTTTGGAAAAAGGGGAGAAGATTCCGGACGGATACACACTAATTGAACCACCAGTACCAGCAATTAATCCAGTTTTTAATACGAAAAAGCAAAAATGGAGTTTTGGTGAAGAAGCAAGCATTCCAGAACCGCCAGAATTGACCGAACTTGAAAAATTAACACAAGATTATGCGGACTTAATGCTATATGTAGCAGAAGTTGAGCAGAAGACAGAACAAACGCAACAAGATAATGCAAACTTACTATTATCTCTCGCGGAGGCAGGTGTTTTGTAAATGATTAACTGGTATGAAAAAGTAAAAGATTATTTTTTAGGCGGCTACTATACTGAAGCAGATGTTAATAAATTCGCTGCTTTAAAAAAGATAACGAGATCACAAGCAGATGAAATAATCGCTATGAAAGAAGCAAAAGCCGAATAGGCTTATTTTTATGTCAAAAAATAGGAAGTGGAGTGGATGAGGAAATGGTGGGAAAACCTCAAAAAACAATTGCTGGAAAAGTCATATAAGGATGTTTTTAGCATCCTTTTTTCATTGCAAGTGTCACTGTTTAGTTTTGCAACAGGCTCATTTTTAATACTAAAAGGAGATGCGGTTGCTGAAGGAAGTGATACTTACAAGCTGATGGACGGTTTAATGAACATGGATACATGGGGCTTATTTTTCATAGTAAGTTCTGTTTTGATTTTAATATCGATATTCCAAACAAGTAAAGCAAAATATATAAATATGCTAATTGGGGGAATCATAGGTGTATTTATATTATTTCTTTATGCATCTGCTAGCGCGGAAGGTCAGTCGCAGTGGTTGCTCCCAGTTCGCTATGGTTTGAGTGCGTGTTTTAATTTATTCATCGCGGGAGTGGGAGGTTTCGAACTGTGGAAGCTGAAAAACAATTAGGTTACGTAACAAGATTAGAATTATTAGAGCATGAAAGTAAGTTGAAAACAGAAGTCTCCAAAGACATCGAAAAGATAGAGAATAAAGTGGATGGATTAGGTGACGATTTGAATGATTTAAAAGATATTGTTGTACCGCTTTCAATCTCACTAGATCAAATTGCAACAAATACAGAAAGAACAGCGGAAACTTTGGACCGCTTTGCAAGTGATACTACTATTCATCTACATGACCACGATATCGAACTAACCGAAATTAAAGCGAAATCGGAAAATGATGAAAAAGCAAAAACGAGTGATGTAGGCGTGACAGTAGCAATTATCGGATTGATAGGGGCAGTAATCACAACGATTATTACTTTAGCGCCTATGCTTTGGAAATAATAAGGAGGTGAGAAAAAACAATGAAAATTAACTGGAAAGTACGAATGAAAAACTGGCGAACTGTTGTGGCAACTCTTATTACAGTTCTAGGCGTCGCGTGGACAGCAGGAGGTTTTACTATATCTGATTTAGATAACTGGTCCGTCTTGTGGCTTTCGTTTGTAAGGTTCCTAAATAGCCCAATGGCAATTATTACCACAATTGTAGCCGTTGTCGGTATTTTGATGGACCCAACAACTAGTAAATTCTCCGATAGTTTAAAAGTAATGAATTATTCAGAACCAAGAAAGGATGATAAATAATGTCAGTACTACAATATAATTATATCAATAAAAATCAATTTTCACGCCCAGGATATAAGTTGCTTAGAGTAAGTAAGATTGTTATGCACTATACTGCAAACCCTGGGGCAAGCGCAGATAATCACAGACGATATTTTAGAGATTTAAAAGAGCGTTACGCTTCTGCGCATATTTTTATTGATGATAAAGAAGCTATTTGTATTATCCCTTTAAATGAAGTTGCGTATCATGCGAACGAGAAAGCTTGTAGAGTACAAGCGCTTAAAGCAACAACGAGCTACTACTCTGGCGGAAATGCAAACTTAACAAGCATTGGTATTGAAATGTGCTTAGATAAAAACTGGAATATCACTGCGGCAACGTTTAATCGTTCTGTTGATGTAGCTGCAGAGCTATGCAAAACATACGATTTAACGCCTAGTGACATTATCCGTCATTACGATGTAACCGGAAAAAATTGTCCTGCGCCTTGGGTTGCGAAACCTTCCGAATTAACACGTTTCAGAAACGCAGTCAATGCAAAATTGAAAGGTGCATCACAAAATAAAAACAGACATGATGGAAAAGTCGTTGACAGCGCGCCATTGCTCACAAAAATGGACTTTAAATCGTCGCCATTCCGCATGTATAAATCGGGAACTGAGTTCTTAGTATATGAGCACAATCAGTATTGGTACAAGACTTATATTGATGACAAACTATACTACATGTATAAGAGTTTTTGCGATGTTGTAACTAAAAAAGACGCAAAAGGGCGCATTAAAGTACGAATTAAAAGCGCGAAAGATTTACGCATTCCGGTTTGGAATAATACGAAGTTGAGTTCGGGCAAAATTAAATGGTATGCACCTAATACGAAATTAGCATGGTACAACAACGGGAAAGGATACTTAGAGCTTTGGTATCCATCTGACGGCTGGTATTACACAGCAAACTACTTCTTGAAATAATTTTAAAGACCTCTTAGCAGTGCGCTAGGGGGTCTTTTTGTTTTATAAAAAGATACTTTTGTGATACTTTAAAAGCTAATAAATAAGCTAAAATTAAGATAACATCATTTTGTAGCTGTTAAGTGCTGTTAAGCACGTTTAAAAGCATTTAAAAGCCGTTTAAGGTGATTTGGATTTAAAAAAAGGTTTACAAATACGCTTATTGTGTATAATATAGTATATAAGAACTTAAAACTTGGAGGGATGAAAATGGCAACTACAACTATAAAAAATACAGCCTTTTCGTTTAATAACCAAAAAGAATATAGCGAATTCATGAGTAGAATTGATAGAAAAGCAACAACTCGTAATAGTAATGTTAGAAAAACTAAACACAATCTTAAAGCCATCAAAGAAATAAAAATTGATGGTGAAATTTATAAAGTTTAATGAAACTAAATATAGAAATGAAGAGTATCTCAGGACTTGCAGACACAGAAAAACAAGCCGTAAATGAGTTCTCATGCGGAAATGTTGATATTGACTCTTATTTACACAATGATGCGCTAAGTGACCACATTTGCAATTTAACGCGAACTTTTATTCTTTTTATTGATGGAAGTGTTGCAGGCTATTTTACATTAACATCAGATAGGGCACAGATTACAAAAAAATCTATTGTTTCTGGGAAATTACCTAGCCATCCACATTTCACGATTCATAGAAAATCTATACCAGCGTTACAAATACATCACTTTGCTATTGAAAAACATCATCAAAGGAAGGGTGTTGGCATTGTGTTAATGAACTACTTAATAACTTTTATTAAACTGAAAATTCTACCTAATGTAGGAGCAACTCTACTGACAGTGTATTCAATTAAGGAGGCTGTTGGCTTCTACAAGAAAATTGGTTTTGAAAAAACTGGGAATCACTCCGATGCTAATGTAAATATGGCTTTAGTATTCAGTGAAGTTATAGAATGACATAGTTCAGGAATCTACCCTAACCTCACCGTTAGGGCTTTTTTATGCAAAAAAACACCCCGAAAATTTATTCGAGGTTGCTGTTATGTTCAGATGTAAAAAACGGGATGTCAAACAGCTAATAGTTGAATGAAATAATGAACGAAAATCGTTCATGTGAATATTATTACATATAACTTTATGCAACACAACACTTTTTAAGACTTGATTTTAAGAACGTTTGTTCGTATAATGTTAGCAAGAGGTGAAGTAAATGTATAACTTATTTGATGATATTTTAGAACATTCAATAGTATTAGCAGATGCTCTCAAACGCAATTGGTCGATAGAAGTACTGTTTTTTAAGAACAATCATCATGTGCGATACAAGTATGTAGTTCCTGTTTATTTGGACCATGAAAGAAATATAGTTCAATTACAGCGATTTGACGAACGAATAATTGACATTAATATAGAAGATATTATTTTTTGCGAGGTTATGACATGAGACTATATAGCTTTAATGATTTTAGATACATCTGCTACGTAGAAGGAAAAGATAGGGCTATAGAAAAACTGTTTGCTAGTTTGCGGACAGACAAAGAAATTGCTATACTAAACAAAAGAACACAAAAAGATACAATTAATATAGAAAATGTTTATAAAGAATACTTGCGGGGCATAAATGGGGCAGAGCAAAACAACATATAAATACTTATAGCTTCTTGTAACAGCTTTTCAAAAGGCGTAAACCGCGTAACAAAGCCGATTTCTTCCCGTGAATGCGTGTAACTGCTCAACACAAAACCAACTCTTAATCAGCGGGTCG